GCGCTGGATCTTTTGCATATTCAGGTTTCGCGAGATGGCGTAGATGACGTCACCGGACTGGGTCCACCGCACGGCAGCGACATGATCCGCAAGGTCCCATCCACTCGCAAATTCGACGATCTGATCGGCAGCAACGACGTTGAAGATCTCAACGTCATCGCACAGCGCGGTGTAATTGCTGCTGTTGGCCAGCTCGATCCAAAAACTCGACCCATCCGGTACGAAAGCGAGGTTATGCTGGCCTTGGCCAAGATTCGTTTCGCGGATCAGATCGTCGCCATTTTTTAGCTTGCCAACCCGCAGCCGAACGAACTCCGTGATGACGGTGATGTTGAGCGAGTGCTCGAGCAGCTCCTCGCCACCAACGACAGCGACCTCCTGCACCACCTTGGCAAAGGCATCGCCAGTGCCGGTCAGGTTGCACTGATTCGGGAAGGTGGCAAAGCCGCCTATGTCGGCGTCGGCACCAGCGTCAGAATCGTCATCCCACTCAGAGAATGTAAAGCTGGCCCCGAAATCCGAATCCTCTACGACTGCGCCGACCACTGGCCTGACGAGCAGGACGTCATCCTCGCGGAACCGAATGAAGCCGCCAGTGGTAATCGGGGCGCCTGTCTCTCCGTCACTCTGCGACGAAAACTCGATCAGCCTCGTATCGTCAACACCGAAAACAAACGGCATCTGGCGCGAGAGCTGATTCGGGTCCTGGGCGCCATCGAGGTGCATGACGTCGATGTACTTCATGCCCGGTCTGAGCATCATCGAGCCGAGCACTCGAGGCATCCAGTTGGTCTGCTGCTCGGCCGACATGGACATACGCTCGAGATCCAGTCTGGCCAGACCGCGCTTGGAGACTACGCCTCGGTTAAAGGCGAGGAGGACCTTTTCGCCAATACTCATGGCCTATCCGATCAGTTGATTGCGTGAACCACCGTCGAAATCGGCCTGCCGGAAGCCTTGCCGTGACCGGGCCCAACCGCCCTTTGGAGCGAATTTTGCCGGCTCCTCCATGGCGTCGACAGCCTTCGCGTTGGCCAACCACATCTTGTACCAGCGAACGAGCTCGTTGGCGTCGTAGTCGAGGCCGGTCAGGCGTGGCGCCACTTTCATGGCCATATAGTGCTCGGCCATCTCGGTGAAATTCATCGGCCACAGCGAGAAGTCGGCGCCGAACTGGACGTCATTGCTGACGTATTTCACAAAGATCGGGTCTGCGTCCGAAAACCAAAACGATCCCTCGCGGGAGTATCTGGTAATCGGGATCTGGAAATACTCGTCATAGCAGACGGCCATCGTCCTGAGCCAGTCCACCGGAGAGTCATAGCCAAAGATGTAGCCGAAGGACGGCGAGATCGAGGGGCTGGAGTCGATCTGCACAGTTCGCTGAGCGAATTGCCACTGGCCCATCTCAAGGATTCGATTGATGAAACTGTTGTCGAAGATGTCGTCGAGTTTGAAGCGGGGCTCACGATTCTCAGTGAGATTCGCCAGCTTCCGCTCGCCAAGGATGGTCAGAGCGCCGTTGTAGATCGAGAGCTTGTCAGTCATTTCGTACTCCAGGCCTGCGCATCCCTGCGCATGTGTTCAATCCTTGATCGGCTTATCGTTTTACGGCAGCTTCGTGATTCTGCGCGTAACGCCGAGCAAGTCCTTCGGTATCAAACCCGTCCTTGAGAGGCTTGCTCTCACGGATGACGGCCCACTTGTGATGCGTCCCAGTGAACTTGACCTCATAGATCGAGGGCAATTTAATGGCCGCTTCCAGTGGTGCCAGCTCGTAGAGCTCCTCTTGGACAACATGAGCGTAAAGACGGCCGGCACCAACTACGTGCAGGACCAGCTTCCATGCCATGTTATCGGGCAGACAGACGATCTCGTCGCCCGGACGCAGCCTAATGGCAACGTGCTGCCAGTAGGTTTCCTTCATGCAATCCTCAGGAGTTGTGCCCATCGGCACATTGACGCGCCAGCGGTTTGACATCTCGACCTCGAGGCCCATACGGCCCTCGGTAATCGGCTTCGCGGTGACAACCTCAGGCTGCTCCGCGTCTTGCTCGGGTAATTTTTCTGCTACTGCTGGTTCAGACATTTTCAGTCTCCGTGACAAGAAAGGGCGAGACCCGGATGAGTCTCGCCCTCGCATTGTCGCGCTTGACTGTTAGCTACGTCAAACTTAGACGTTGCTGAACAACGTCACAGCGACGAGGCCGTCTGCGTCGATCGTATCAACGATCACCCAACTTGCGTCCACCGCGGTCTCGATGATGGCAATGACGTCACCGACCCGAAGGCCTTTGTCGTTGCCGTCTGTGATGAAGTTGTCCGCGATCATGGTCGCGAGAACATCGCCACCACTGTCACGGTACGTCCACATCGCAGAACTCCAGCCTGCGTCAGCAAGGTTTTCGCCCTCTCCCACTCGAGGAGCGCAAATATTCAGATTTGCTGTTGCGTATGCCATTTCTGTTTCTCCTCAGCCTTAGACAATCAGCGTGTTGTCGATTACGTTCACGACGACGACGCCACTGTTCTGCAGCAGTTGTGAGCCCATGTAGATCGAGCAGCGAGACCAACTGTAGTCCTGCTCCTCGTCATACCCCGCGCGCGCCTCGATGTTGTCGGCGTTGTAAGCATGGCCGATCGAGTTCTGGTGATACGCGAAACAATCACCGTCAGCCGTCGCGTTACCCGGCAGATCTGGATGCACGATCCAGTTCATTCCGAGCCACTTGTACGTCTGTTGGCGATCACGCCACGCTTGCGGCACATTGTCGATCGGGCCGTTTTGCGTGAAGTCCCGAGAGGTAAACGATGCCAGGGTCAGCATCACGCCCTCAAAGTTCGGCGTGACCAACATGGTGATGCGGCCGTCATACGGAACGTCAGCCTGTCCGAGGCGAGTCTTAGCCTCGAGGCAAAGGTTCAGCGTAGGTGCGGCGGCTGCGCCAGTGTTGATGGTGCCGGTTGCGAGCTCGCCAATGATGTCTTGGTCAATCTTTCGATTGATGACGGCGAGGCAGGTCATTTGCATGATCGCGCGCTGGTTGCCCTGCGAAGCGAAGATGTTGAAATCCGTCTTGCGAACGAGATCATGCCACTCGACCAGTGTTGCGACTGGCTGAGCAAGATCGTCGCCGCGCGCCGGGATTAACCCGTTCACGCCGCGCGTTTTGGCGGTCGCACCGCCAGAGCCGGCTACCAGAAACGTCGCCTGATTGCCTTTGATGACAGCCTCAGTCGTGGTGCTCTCCCGAAGGAGTGACTGTTGCTGCTCAAACGCGGCGATGAATTCCTGCCGGTATTGAATTTGAAACGCTGTTTCAGCCATTAGGCTTCTCCCAGATAAGTGAATAGATCCATCTATCGACTGGTCGGGGTAGCCTGATTAGCTGGTTGCGGGGTGTCCAGAGCGGGGCCGCAAGGTCGGCGTCAGGAGCCGGAAGGCGTCAGGGCTGCCAAGGCAGGGTATCTGACTAATGTCGTGGTGCCGAATTTACCTCAGGCGTATCGAGATGACAAGGGGGTATTTGCTTGGAGACCGTTCCCTGAGGTTTCTTTGGCCTGTTCTCGGGCGAGAAATTCCGCTCGCTGCTTGGCGCTCATCTTTGCGCCCCTGCCCTCCAGCCTGTCGAGTGCGTCGGCCTCTCTTGGCCGGGACGAGGAGAGCCATCCGAATAGTTTTGCTTTTCCGAGACCGCCCATCACATTCCTCCTGAGCTGGTTTTGATCGAGCCTGAGTGCTTGGTGCCGCCAGTGGTGGACTTACTTTTCTTGAACACCGTTCTGGCTGGCGGCTTGCGATAGCTGGCCGGGTGCCGGCGCTTTTTGCCGCCAACGTAGGTCGTCATGGTGGCCGTTTCAGCCACTACAATCTCTGCCGGCCCGGACCCAGTGGGGTGTCAGTGCCACGACGCCCAGGACGTCGATTCGCGCGCGCCTCCTCAGGCTGAGCTGCACCTCGCCGGCCAGATGCGATGCCAGTGGCCTGCCTCGAGGTCTGGCCGGCGCCGGGGATCGGTGCGAGCCTGTCCCTTTTCTTAAATATTTTTCCGACCGCCTTGGCTATGCCGCCCATCAGTAGCTCCTCGCCGTTGCCATCACGGTTTTGACGGCCGTCTTTTTGTGCATCGCCTTTTTCGCCACCTTCTTGCGCCTTGACCTGCCGAATTTTTTTGACTTGGAAGCCATAGCTGGCTTCACTCCGTATCCATAGTTCTTGGGCATGATTATCTCCTTGATTCCGACACGGCCGAGTGTACCCGGCCAGATGTCCGCTTGGTCCGTTTAGCGACCTTTTTCCTGACGTCATCCACCACCGTTGTCAGGCCACGGCGTTCGAGGTTCGCCTTGTAAGCCGCGGCCCCCTGAGGCCCCTTGGGGCCCTTGTCTTTCTTGCCCATTGCAAATCCCTACGGGTCGATTACATCACCGGGCTGTGTTGAGCGAGTGCTGTCGTCGATGACGTCACCGGGCCGTTGGGCCTCGGCCGAGATAACTTCACCGGGTTGTAGCTGTGCCATGGTCCTGCTCCTTATGCTATTTTCTTGTTCCTTGCCTCATGGTCAATGCGGATCTGGTAGAGCTCCCGCAGTCTGGCCTGCTGCTTCTCGTCCTTGTTGTACGCCTTGCGGTCATCCTTCATAAATTTCTCGATGGCCGCGATCTCGCCCTCGAGAGTCTCTTGTGGTGTGCCGCCTGTCGATGGTGCGAGCTGCCCCACCGGGTTGATCTTGCGTGAAATAGACGCGAGCCCCTCGAGCACACCGGGAATGTTCATCAGCGCGCGGCCATCATCGCCGCGAGCATTGAGGATGGCGCTGGCGTTCTCCTCGCTGAATGTGGTCTCGATCAGCGATCCGATCAGATTGATGTTGGCGCGGTAATCGGTGCCCCATTCGGTGCGCAGGGATTCCTCGGTTTCCTGATGGTGGCCATTGTCCATCTCGGCCATCGCATCCTGCTGATCCTCGGCAAAGCCGTTGTACCAGTCGATGACCTTGTGCATGACGGACGGCTCGACATTCATTTCGTGCATGGCGCCAGCGAAGTCCTCAAAGATCTCCTTGTCGTCGTCACCCAGGACCAGCCCCTCGGGCAGGTTATCGAGGTAGCCTGAGCTCTCTGCCGGGATGTTATTCGCGGCGCGGAAAGCAGCCAGATCCTCAGGCGTTGCATTCTCGTCAGGGGATTGTTTCAGGCTGCCACTGGAGATGGTGGCGCGTTGCTCGCGGAAGGCCTTGCCCATATCCTCGGGCGTCGAGTACCGCTCGAGCTGGCTCTTGAATTTATCGTCCTCGCCTGCAAAGGCGTCCCGCCAGTTTGCGTTTTTGGCGGTCTGGGCAGAGTCGATCAGGGCGTCCTGCGTGTCGAAACTCTTTAAGAACTCGACCCGCTCGGGCGGTGTCTTGTCGTCAACCATGTCCTTGAACCAGTCAGGCTCGGAAGGATCACTTATCGGGTTTGTTATCGGGTCTACGGTTGCCATCGTCTAATTCTCTCGCTGCTATTTTGTCGGGATCCGTCCTTGTCGGGGCCGACTTTAGCATCCATACCAAAGTGGTTCCTACAAATCGCTTGCCCTCGGCAAACGCTGTTGCGTGTGAGTCGCCGGGGCGGTAACTCAGATCGTGCGTCCCGGCTGCTCGTAAAATGTAAGGCAGTATCGCCTTTTGCTGTCGCTCCGAGGCGTTGCCTTCGTACAGTGCCCGGAGCGACTGGACCTCGAACTCGGTGTAATCCGGCCGCTCGATCGGATTCTCATGCGGCAGACACTCCGCAACAATATCCTGCTGCGATGTCATGCAGCGTTGGCGGCTTGAGCCATGCTGGCCTCAGCTTGCCCCATATCCCTTGCGGCTTCCGCTCCTGTTCTGGCCAGTTCGGCCTCCTGCTGCATCTGTGCCTGCTCCTGCGCCTCTGCGATCTGCTTCTCGACCTGATCCAGTGGCACCATGTTTTTCGCCGGCAGACCGACACCCTCGAGAGCAGCTCTCAAGGTGCCTGTCAGATCGACGTTGTAAATTGCCGTTGGATCCATGGCCATCGCCTGCTCCAGCAGGCCTGCAGTTTCCATGAATACGGATGCGTTCTTGCGTTCGATCGCGTCGTGCAGCGGCGATACGAATTTGAAGTGGATCTCTCGGCCCTGCAGCTCCTTGGGCATATCTTGGACTGAGCCGAAGGTGCCAGCGCGCAGAAGCAAGTCGAAGGTTTCTTCGCAAAGTTGGCCGTTGTATTCGTGCTCCATCGGCTCAAATAGTGGTAAGGCTGCCCTGACGTATTCCTCCACGCGCTGACCCACCTCGAAGGCGGTCATGTCGCCCTCAGGAGGCGGCAAGGTCAGCTTGTTCAAATAAAACGCATCAGCAATCATGCGCTGCTGTATATCTCGATTCTCGTAGCCCAGTGGCAGGCCGCGGCGATCCTGAGTCAGTGGCCTGAGCACATCGCCCTTGCGCTCGTCGTACTCATGGTCGGCCCAGGTGATGCCGCCAGCAAAGAGCTGGATGTCACCGCGAAGCGCATCCTGCGTTGCGATCATCGGAGGACGTACCGACATCTCGCCGGCTTCGAGCAATGTCAGGCTCATCGCCTGCAACAGACGCGCATCCGGCAATCCAGCGACGGTTGCGGGGGAGTAAGCGTACTGGGAGCCGGACACGGTCTGCCAGCGCGGCAGGGTGAACCCGCGATTCGTTGCGCCGTGCTCGGACATGATGTGATTGTTGAGAACATCGAGATAGACGATCATCCAAGGGTAGCCCACCCCTTGTCCCTCCTTGCCTTGGTACATATCGGTCGAGATGACCAGCCTCATGCACTCGGTTTTTTTCAGGTTCTCGATGCCGTTGGCCCATCGAGCGACGTTCGGATGCAGCGCGTCCTCGCCAAACATCTGGGCGAGCTGCTTAATCATCGGCTTCCACTTCACATAGATCTCACCGATCTTGCCGGTCTCGTCCTCGGCCCATGCGACATCGCGCAAATGCCAGCAGCGATACAGCAGATGCGGCGTTTTCAGGTTCCAGTTGATCTCTTGGGAGATGCAGCACTGGCCGAAGGCGGCGAAATCCGCATCGCCCTCAGTGGTGGCCCGGATGAAACAGGCGAGCCGGTCATACATGGCCCACTTCTGCCGCTTGGTGGCCCATTGCAGCCATTCCTTGCCGGCGTGAGAGAGATCGTCGGGGTCATGCACCGAGATCGCGAACCAGTCTTTTGCGCGCGGTCTGAGCATGGCAGCGAAGGAGGTCGAGAGCTCGCGGTGCACAATGATTGGATAGCTCGAATACAGGTGCTCCGCGAACTCCTCTCCAATGTAGCGCGTCAGAGTAAAATCGGCGCGTTGCGGATAGAAATTCTCCCCGATTTCCTGCCATAGGGTCGTTAGGGCCTTGCGCTCGTTGTAGAGCTCGCTGCCCCGCGCGACGAGCTCATGCGCTTTCATCCCAGAGATTCCCGCTCGGTCATCACAGTTTTCGCTCGAGAGCCCCGGCGTTTCGCGGACTTGCGCCGCTCGACTCTGCGGATCTCCTCCTCGTCGGGGAGCTGCGCTGAGGCGAACATTTTATTTTTTGCCGCGGTGATCTTGCCGCGCTTCTTTTCGCGGCGCTCCTCGTTGGTCATGTAGCCGCGGCCGAGTCCTAAATTGGTG